AAGTTCTGGATCTGCTCCTTGCCCCAGCCATAGGTGATGATGTTGGTCGCCAGCTTCTGCTGCTGCGCGGTCGTCAGGATCGCACCCATCTGGTTGGCCGACTGCTGCACGGCGGCCCTGGCCGCCCCCAGGTCCGCCTGCCAGGTGGCCGGGTCCTCCTTCTGGAGGATCTGGGCCTGGCGCATCGTGCCGGAGTTGTTGGCCCACCACTGAGTGCTCTTGAGGTGGGCGGTGAAGACGTCGGGTGTCCAGGTGTTGGACACGGCCGTCTGGAACAGCTTCTTCAGCTCCGGGTCGGCCGACTGGAAGAAGGCGTAGGACATGCCGTAGTTGGAGGCCAGTGTCTCCTTGTCAGGAGGCGGCACCGACTGGGCGAAGGCCCCCACGTTGGCCGTCTGGGTGTCCACCACACCGCTGTTCTGGATGCCCGGGATGCGCCGGGCACCAGCGAAGCGCTGCTGGTAGTAGCTGTCGGTCAGCGAGGCGATCTGGACGTTCTGGCCCGGCCTGGGAGCGGCGATGAACTTGCCGCCGCCGATGTAGATGCCGACGTGGTCAGGCCCCTTCTTCGAGGCGTCCGTCTCGAAGAAGATGAGGTCACCCGGCTGCAGCTGCTGGATGCCGACAGACGCGCCCACGTTGATCTGGTTGTAGGTGGTACGCGGCAGGTTGATGCCCAGCTTGCCGTAGACGTACTGGACCAGGCCGGAGCAGTCGAAGCCCTGGGGTGTCGATCCACCCCAGACGTAGGGCACTCCCTGGAAGCTGGAAGCCAGGTTGACGACGTCTGCTCCAGTGGTCACTTGGGCGCTCCGAAGACTGCATTCTCGAATGCGTTCTCGTAGGTCGTCGCGGCCTGGGTCGCGCCGTACTCAGGCAGAGCCTTGGCCTGCTGGGCGGCCAGGAAGTTCTTGGCGTCGGCCGAGTAACCGCCCTGGGCGGTCTGCTTGGTCGTGGCGATGACGTTGCCCATCGCGTCGTACTGGTTGGTCGTGGCGATCTGGGTCGGGTTGCTCTGCTCGGCGGTCTGCAGGGCCGAGGCGTAGGCGTTCATCTCGCCGGGCAGCGGGTCGCGGCCCAGCAGCTGGTGGAAGATGTTGGTCGCGATCGCCTTGGCGGTGGTGGGGTCGGTCAGGTTCACCTGCGTGGTGTTGATCGTCCTGAACTCGGGGCCGATGTAGCGGCGTTCACCCGTGATCGTGTTGGTCTCGAAGTAGCCGTTGGCGTCCTTCTTCCACACGCCCGCCGTGGTCGAGTTGGTCACGTAGGTGTTGAGCACGTCGAACGGGCTGACCTGCTGACCCTGTGCCCCGAAGATGGACGCCTGCTTGACCAGCTTGGACCACAGGGCGGCAGCCTCGATCTGCCCGTCGCCCACCTTCAGCTGGCCCGACATGATGCCGACGGCGGTGAAGTCGTTGATCTGCTTCTGGGTCCAGGTGCCGAAGTTCGCCTCGGCCGCCTGGATCGACAGCCAGGTGGGCATGACGCGCGTGCCGGAGTAGTCATGACTCTGACCCTGGCCGCCACCGGCCGGGGTCAGGTTGCCGAAGTAGACCTGGCCGGAGCTGGACGAGGTCTGCATGCTGGCCTGGATCTGCGCCAGCGCGGCCGACTCACCGGGCGACAGGGCGGTGCTGCTGGCCCCGGGCACCGTGGGAGCGAAGGCTGGCGTGTAGACCGGGGGGGTGGTGACGTCACCGATGAGAGCCATTACGCACCTGCCTGCGGGTTAGTCGGCTGCGGGGCACCCGCAGCCAGCGCTGCCGCTGCGGCGATAGCCGTGGCCTCAGCGGTGTCCATGCCCATGTCTCGCGACAGGTATCGGTGGTAGAGGTTGCCGAAGTTCACATCGCCCTCCACGAAGCCCTGGACCGCCCCGGTCCAGGTGGACAGGAGGTCCGAGTTGGCGGGTGAGTTCAGCAGGTTGCTGCCGCCGCCCAGCTTGCGCTGGTCCAGCATCTGCTGGATCACCTGTCGCTGCTGAAGATAGTCCCGTAGGACCCGCAGGTCACTGCGGTTCGGGTTCTGGGCCAGCGGGCCGTTGGCCAGCGACTCAAGACCCGGGATCAGCCGGTCGTACTTCAGCTTGTCGTAGGTGGTGTAAGCCTTCGACCAGGCGTCGTTGTAGTACGGGTTGCTGGTGCCGTCGGGCAGCAGCGGCTGCTGCAGCATCTGGGTGTAAGCCTTCTTCATGGAGTTCAGGTCTTCAGCGCCCTTGTCCTGGAAGGTCTTGAGTCCACGGGAGAACAGCTGGGCGTTGAGGTCGTTCATCACGCCCGTGTACTTGGCCCAGCCCAGGCGTGCCTGGTTGTCGGTCATCGCCTGCTCGGCCGTCATCTTGGTGCGCATCATCTCGCTGGACCCCGGCGAGACCGGGGTGTTCAGCTCATAGCTGTAAGCCTCCGGCGAGAAGGGGCCGTTGCCCTCCGGGCCGATGATGAGCGCCGCCAGGTCGGGATTCTGGGCGATCAGGTCCCGGTACTTCTGCTCCAGCCTGACCGCGTTGACGGTCGCCCCCGCGCCCGAGACGTTCTTGGAGATCGACTGGGCGAAGACGAAGTAGCTCTCGCCGTAGCGGCTCAGGAACTGCTGGTCGGCGGTCTTCGGGTCGGTGCGCAGCAGGTTGTTGTACTGGTTGCGATAGAAGGCGAAGGGGTCGGGCCGCTGGCCCGCCACCGGGCCGAGGAAGGCGGAGGCTGCCGAGAACCGCCAGTAGTCCTTGACCTGGTTGGCGATGTCTGTGGCGGAGGGCATCGGCGTACCCGTGGTGGCGTGCCGGTAGTAGGCGTCCTGCATGATCTGCAGCTTCACCTGCTGGTAGCGACTGTCCGAGGTGTTGTAGCTGATCAGGAAGTCTCGGATGGTCCTGGGCAGTACCTGGTCCACCACGCGACCAGCGAGGCCGCCAGGGGCCGTGGAGACGCCGAAGGGAAGCGCGCCGATCTGGCGCGCCACCAGGGCGTCTGTCGGCTTGTCCTTGACGAACTCGTTGAGCGGGATGGTGACGATCGGGCCCTCACCCGGGTTGAACCAGGGGTCGCCCGACAGCACCAGGTTCATCGAGTCCTGGGACAGGTTGATGTTGCCCTTGGAGCTGGCGCTGGTCAGCAGGCCGAAAGGCGACAGCAGGCCGTTGGCCAGGCCGAAGGGCACCCGGGCCACGATGCGCCGGTTGCTCAGCGGCACCATCGACCAGGTGTTGGTGGTGGGGTCATAAGCCTTGCCGTCAGGCTGGACCGTGTTGCCGTTGCCATCCTGGATGATGCCGACCGACAGCGGTGCGTTGAAGAAGCGCGTGGCATATCCGGCCACCTCGGGCCGGTCCACGATGATCCGACTCCAACGCTGCCACCCCTCGAGGGTGGCAGCGAAGAAGGGGGCGATGATGCGCATGCCGCTCATCGCGTCCGACTTGTGGGCGATGGTGAAGACCAGGTTGCGGGTGTCCTTGAGCGCCAGTCGGCGCGCGGTCTCCGCGATGCGCTCCGCGTCGGCCACGGTGTGGACCACGCCCTGCTTGGCCTCGCTGGCCATGATGGTCTGGGCGTGACCCTCGTAGAGCTGGTTGTACAGCGGGTGCACCGACCAGCGCTCGGAGGGCAGGGTGGCTACGGTGTCGAACCAGTGCTGCATGACCCGGTCCAGCACGCGGTGGTAGCGCAGACCGGCGATCATGTTCTCCCCGAGCGCCGGGGAGATCGCGTCGGGCCGGTTGTTCGGGTTGGGGATCGCCTGACCCAGGAAGGACTGGCTCACGCCTTCAGGCGTGAGTGCCTGACCGGCGATCTCCGGCAGGGGGGCCATCTCATGCGCGTCATGGGCGATCGAGTTGGCGACCTCCTCGACCGGAACCAGCGGCATGCCGAGACGCTTGCGGTAGATGGACCCCTCGGCGGTCTTGAACCAGTCCAGCAGATTCTGTGCGGACTCCTCAACCGAAGTGCCCTGGGTGATCTCGCCCAGCACCCGCCTGGAAGCGGTGTCCTGGGCCATCTGGGCATTGAGGACGTGCATCCAAGAGGTGAGATGCAGCTCCGGGTTGTCCAGCGCCCTGACGGGCACTGCACCATTGCCGAAGGACCGCATGATGTTGCCCTGGATCAGCTGCTTGTTGGTGTTGAAGACGTTGCGCAGCGACTCATCCTGGCTGAGCAGCTTCATGAAGTACTGGCCGCGCTCGCCGTTGAACGCGCCGGGGATCGGCACGCCGTTCATGACCTTCATCTGCGAGCCCTGGATGACCTTGGCCTGCCGGGCGTCCGCCTCTTCGGCGGCGCGCTGCGACAGGTCGCGGAATCGCTGCAGGTGACCCTGCTGCAGCAGCATGTCGTTGAGCTGGATGGTCTTGCCGGGCGACGTCTTGGTCAGGCGCATCTGCGCCTGGCTGAGCGCCAGCTGACGCTTGTCGAGAAGCTTCTGCATGGCGTTCAGCCGGGAGGTCGGGGTGGTGGCGTCAGCCTGCAGCGCCACCATCTTGTCGCTGGCCGCGAGGTGGAGCTTCTGGGCCCTGGCGAACTCGTTGGCCCGCAGGCGGGCGTCCCCCTCAAGCAGTTGCTGGGACTGCTTGATCTGCGGCTCCAGTCTGGCCAATTCATCGTTGGCGTAGTCCACGCCGACCCGCTTGGTCGCGGCGGCTGCCTGCCAGTAGGGCTTCTCCAGCATCATGGCGGCATTGGTCGCCAGATTCTTCACGCCGTATCCGGCGCGCAGTGCCATCGAGGCCATGCCCAGTCGGGCGATCTGGCCGCCCAGGTCGTCACCGAGGACACGGGGGATGTACCCGAGTCGGAACAGGGTGCCGAACTTCCACGCCTGCTGCAGGAACTCGGTTCCTGCGAGTGTCGCGTCGTAGGCGTCGCCAGCCTTGACGTGCAGCGCCTGCAGCGCTCCACTGTGCCGGTTGAGCACTTGGTCATAGGTGTGCAGGTCGGGCAGGATGTGGTCGTTGATCAGCCTGGAAACCAGGTTGGGATGGATCGACAGGGCGGTTCCGTCGACATGGAAGGCGTCGATCGGGACCGGGTTCTCCTCGCCCGGCATCGACAGCTTGCCGGTGGCGTACTGCCGCATCTTGTCGATCTCAGCGCCCTTGCGCTTCTGCGCCTCCCTGTACAGCGCCTCGCCGAAGTCGGGGGTCATACCGTTCTTGACGGCGATCTTCCCCATGGCCAGCTTGCTGACGCTCTGCAGCACGTCCAGCCGCTCACCCGAGTCGGCAGCCTTGAGGTACTGGTTGATCATGTTCTGGCGCACCTGCGGACTGATCATCGGGATGCGCGCGACGAAGCCGCGCAGCTCATTGATCGAGTCCTGGGTGACGTCGTCCAGGCTGATGAAACCGTGCGGGGTGAAGTTGCTGAAGGAGCGCAGCAGGGTGACCGGGGTGGAGAAGAAGTTGGTGGCGATCCTGCTCTTGATGATGCCGCTGCTGACGTTGGGCGCGTCCAGCCACTTGGCGGGACCGGCGATACCGACGCCCGGCGTGATGGTGGCCCGATAGAAGCCGCCCTTGGCGGGGCCCACCGCATAGGCGTTCTGGGCCTCCTGCGTCGCCGCTGCGCGGGCGAAGGCCATGCGGCCCATCTTGACGTTGTCCATCTCGCCCGCATGGGCCAGGATGCCCTTGTAGCGCGTGACGAGACCCTTGTCGGCAGCGACCCCTGCTTCGATCTGCGCCATGCGGTCGGTGACCAGCTTCATGGCCATGGGGTTGGACCCCATGCCGCTCACCGTCAGGTCGAGACTGGACAGCCGGTTGGTGTCCGTCTCGATGCGGGCGGCGGCAGCCGCGTTCTGCGACTCCAGTAGGGCCTTGGCCGCCTGGTCTCCCATGGAGACGCGCATGAAGAGGTTGACCTCGTCGGGGCTCTTCAGTGTGGAGACGATCGCGCCCAGGCGAGGGCCCATCGCCGACTTGCTGGCGATGGGCAGCTGGTTGATCAGCTGCGGGTTGTCCTTGTTCTGCCAGAGAAACTGCTGCGCCTTGGCCATCGTGGAGTTGTTGACCAGCGCGTTGATGTCCTGCCCGGACCAGCCGATGTCCTGCGGCCTGCCGGTCAGCCTGCTGAGTATCTTGCCGCCCACGGTCGGCATGGGGGCGACCTTGGGAATGACGTTCAGCGAGTTGCCGGTGAAGGGATGAGCCAGCAGGTCCGAGAAGGAGGCGGGAGCCTCCACCTGCGTGGCGCGGATGTGGCCGATGCCCTTGCCCAGCAGGACGGTCGGGTCGATCTCCCAGCCCGCCACGAAGTCCAGGGAGCCGGAGCCGTACTTGAAGGTGTTCGAGTCGCGCCTCAGCGACTCGATGTACTGGTTGCCCACGGCGGGCATGCCTGCCTGCTTGAGCATCTGGTTCTGCTGGTCCTGGGGCAGGGTGTTGAAGCCCTGCGGCAGGATCGCGTCGGCAGGCTTGTAGTACTGAAGCGGGCTCGCCTCAGCCAGGGACGCCTGTCCCTGGTCCGGGTTGAGCATGAACGCCTGACCGGGCGAGATGTGCTGCGCGGCAGTCCACGCCTGGCCCCAGTTGTGGCTGTTGAAGAAGAAGCCCGGGTTGCCCGCGTACTGCTTCTCCGAGCCCTTGCTCGCCACCAGCAGGGCGGTCGCCAGGGGCTGGCTGATCGCCTTCTCGCGGAACCAGTTGGTCGCCGCCATGGCCGATTCCAGCTCGGGGGCGAGTACACCCTGACTGGGGCCACCGGTCTGCCCGGTGGTGCCGGGGGCGTTGGGGAACTGGCTGGCAGCCTTCGCCGGTTCGTCGAACGGGTTGATCGCCTTGTTGATCGCGGCGGCACCGGAGTAGACCGCCGCGATGCCCTCGGCGATGATGTCGCCGATGCCCATGGCTCAGCCCTCCGGGTAGAGCGAGATGGGCTGCGGGGTCGCCTGCAGCCCATAGGCGAGGTCGTAGCCCATCATGTCCGGGTTGGGCCCGTTGGTCGCCATGTCGACGGCCAGCGCCGGGGCACCCGGCATGAAGGCGGCGAAGTTGCCGATCTGGTCCCAGAACTCCATTACCGCCCCCCTGCGTTCGGTGCACTGGTCGCGAAGGCCATCAGCGAGCGGGTCAGGTTGCGGGCGGCGGCAGAGCTGCCCGGCTGGTTGGCCATGTGCTGGAAGACCGGCAGGTAGGCGAGCAGTGCCTGCATATCCTGCTGGGACTGCTGTGGGATGCCCAGGGCCGACTGGTCGGGACCGGGGCCTGCATTGGCCCCGGCGGTGACCGGGGTGTTGGGCTGGGCGGTGGCTGCGCCGAAGGGGGTTCGCTGCGCGGGAGCGCCCCCTCCACCACCGCCCAGCAGCCCCGCCAGGGCCGACTGGGGGACCGGCCCACCGGGCGAGGCCGACATGGGCGCAGCGGCCTGGGTCTGCTGCAACTGCTGGCCCTGCCCGTAGGGCAGCCCTGTGACAGGGCGGACCGGCTGCTTGCCCGGTCCGCCGTCCGTGCGCTGACTCAGTGCGCCCGGTCCACTAACAGGGGCCGGGTGCGCTGGCTGGCGGTATCCGCCACTTGCCATGGCCCCTCCTAGGGATTACGCCGGGTTCGGCTCGGGACGCATCCCGTTGCTGCTGGTGTCGCGGTTGGGAGTGTCGCCGCCCTTGTTGCCGCCGGCGATGACAGTCGCGTCCCACATCTGGGCGGGCATGTCGTCACTCTGCGGGCGCGCGTTCATCTGGTTCTCGGACTCCATGGGAGCCTGGGTGAAGACCGGCCCGGTGCCGCCCTGCAGCGACATCATCGGCTGGCTGCCACCTTCGTGGCCCTGGTTGGGAGTGCTCATTACTCACTTACCTTCCTGGTCGTGCCGTGCGCCGCGCAGTAGCGCGGCCTCGGCCCACGGCCACCCCACGGCTTGGGGGCGTCCTGGCAACCCTCCTGGCGGCAGGATGCCTGCTCCTGGTCGAAGGGAGTGGCGTCCTCCTCCTCGGCCTCCTCTTCGAGGGGTTCCTCGACGTGCTTGACCTTGGCCTTGTGGGCGTTCCTGCATCCGAGGTGGTGGCCCTCTTCGCGGCCACACCGGGGGCACTCGTGCACCTCCGGCTCCACGGGCAAGTCGTAGTAGACGGTCATCCTGTCGGCTGCCTTCGCATCACTGCTGCACGGAGATCCGGCTTACCGCTGGAGCTGAGTCCGGCGAGAAGCGTCTGGAGGTCGGGTCGGCCTCCAGGGCCCATAGTTGCCTGCCCGGGGGCGATGCCCATCGGCTCGCCCGTCTCGGGGTTGATACCGGACGGCCCCCCCGGACCGCCGGGGCCACCGGGCCCGCCAGGGCCCGGCTGTCCAGGTGCACCAGGTGGACCCTGCTGCTGGCCGGGTGGCGGAGCCACCGGCTTGAAGGCGTCCAGGATGGCCGTGTGCATCGGCGTCCCCTTCTCGCGCTTCTCGATGATCATGGCGGCCTTGGACAGGATCTCGGTGGGGTCCTGCCCCTGCTGGGCCAGGATGCCGATCGAGGACAGCATGGCGAAGACGCCCTGCTTGAGGGCGTCGGTCACCTGCTCCGTGTCCACCTGTCGCTGGAGGGCGGTCACGTCCACGTCCATGGGCAGCTGCCGCTGCACGAAGTCGCGCGGGACCAGCTGGTCACCACGCAGCTGCAGCAGGAAGACCAGGGCCTGGTTCGGGTTCATCCCCGCCGCGAACCCGTAGGAGACCGAGACCGTGTAGTCCTTGGCGATGTCCCGGGCAGGCCGGTAGGTCTCCTCGAAGGGTTCGCCGTTGACGATCCCCCGGATCTCCTTGGTGTGGTCCGGCCAGAACTTCTCATCCATCTCGAAGCAGAGCTGCAGGGCTTCGCGCAGTGCCTCGCCGATCAGCAGCTGGCCGGTGGCCACCTGGATGTCGTAGCCGCCATTGAGGGCGTCCACGCCCTTGCCGGTGATGACCGACGCCTGGAGGTTGCCGGTGGAGGCCGGAGGGGTCCGGCTGCCCATCATCATGTCCTGCTGCAGAACCTGCTCCTGCTGCCAGGCGACCGAGGGCACGTCCGTGCCCACCCGGCGGATCTTCTCCGGGCTGTTGGTCCTGATGATGGCGTCGTCGCCGAAGGGGATGCGCTGCACGTCGGTGGGGATCGCGAGCGGTGCTCGCACCGTCTGCTGGGTGGCCTGCAGCCCGAGCAGGGCCATGCGGGCCCTGGCCATGTGCACCCAGATCACGTCGTCGAACTGGCCGCGCGTCTCGTGGTCGTAGGACGGCTTGAAGCCGATGACGACCGGCACCTTGCCGAACTGGTTGGCCGACCACATGAGGAGCAGGTTGGAGCGCTCCGGCATGTAGAGCAGGTACTGGTCCTTGTCGAAGTACTTGACCACTTCGAGCAGGGTGTCGGGGGCCGTCTCGTTCATCGGGCCACGGTCGTAGCCCATGATCTGCGGAGCGAACTCGGGGAACTTGTCGGCCAGCTTCCAGGCCGGTTCCCGCCAGACCTTGGTGTAGCTGATGACCCGGCCCTGCAGATCCACCTGGGGGTAGGTGTTCATCGGGTTGTCGAACCGCATGACCGGGCGACCGGCCTTGAAGTCGGGCTCCACGATGATCGGCAGCATGCCGTAGGAGATGTAGTGGTCGCAGCCGACCGGCATCTTCTTGCGCAGGTCGCTGTGCAGGATGTAGCTGTAGGCGATCTTCGTGCGCTTGGCCGAGAAGTTCTTGGCCCGCGCGCTGGTCTCGATGCCGGACGCGCAGTTGATCGAGGGCAGCGGGGCCAGGTTCTCCGCCAGCTGGCGGGCGGCCACGTCGATCCAGTTGGCGACGATGGGCTTGGGCCAGGCGTCCGGGAAGGAGCCGGGCATGACCTCGTCGGTCTTGTTGGACCGCACGTTGTAGACCTGCTGCATGCGCCCGTCGCGCTCGGAGGCGTCACGGCGCAGCGCCTGCACCTTGCGTGCGATCGCGGTGATGTTGACGGCGACAGCTTCCATGGCACCTCCGTTCAATGGATCACTGTAGGGGTCAGACCTTGAGCGGCACAGTGGCCAGGACGTTGTGGGCCTGGGGCCACAGCGCCTTCATGTCCGCACTGGCCCAACTGGGGGGCGTCGCGGTGGTCATCATCTGCGCCAGGTACCAGAGCACCGAGTAGGCGACCTCCTCGCGGCCGGTGCCCGAGAAGATCTTGTTGTACACGCCGTCGATGATGTCCTGCTTGTCCTGCGGGGTCACGATGTCCTCCACTGTCTGGTCGGGGTACCACTGGCCGAAGTCGGGCACCACGGCGATATCCACGTCGCACTGCACACCATTGATGTCGGTGGTCGCCAGCTGCTGCCTGATCTGGGCCACCGGGGACCAGCCCCGGTTGCCCACGTCCGACCAGGCGTATGCCTGCCACAGCCAGCGGTAACCGGCCGCGTAGGCGGCGTCGATGATGTTCCTGCCGCCGTAGACGCCCACCCGCTGCTTGCCGATGGCCAGGCCCGCGCCTGCCAGGTAGTCACTCACCTGGGTCCAGGTGGCGTCGAAGTCGACGGCGAAGAAGATGGGCCGATCCTGGGGCATCGCCAGGTCGGTGTAGCCGGGCAGCTGCCCCTTGGTCATCTTGAGCGCGTTGAGGGCGTCGGTGACGCCCGCCTGATGGCCATCAGAGGCCCTGGTGGCCGTGTCCTCGTAGACCACGCCCATGGCGATCCCATGGGCGTGCAGGTCGTCAGCCTCAGGGCGCTGAAGCGTCTTGGGGGCGTCATGGCTCAGGTAGCGCAGAGCCGCCTTCACGCCTGCCGCCTGGAGGGCGGCACCACCCGGGTGGGACCAGGGGTAGTCCACGCAATAGATTGACATGCTCATGACTCCTCTTGGCACTCCGGGTGGTCGCAGATCCCCAGCCGCTCGCAGATGCGGGTCAGCAGCAGGTGATCATGCTTGGCGAGTTCAGAACTGATCTGGTCGGACCGCTTGGCCGCGATCAGCAGGATCGCGCCCTGGAGGCCCGCGATCGTGGAAAGGATCAGGTTGAGCAGGATGTACGGATAAGGGTCCCAGTGCTTCACCATGATGACGCCGTTGAGAACCATCCAGGCGGCCATCACGGCCATGAAGAGGCCGACGAAGCACCAACTGCCCATGGCGTTGCGCATGAAGTCGGCAGCCCGCTCACCGGTCGTCAGTTCGCTACCGGAGCGAACTCCCGGGTGGTCGTGCCACTTGGCCTTGGCCATCTTCTCTCCTGAGCTACCAGCGTCCACCCCAGCCATATGAGCCCCCCTGGGCAACTACGAAGTCCATGTCAATGGTGATTTGATCTTCAGTGTCCCTCAGTGACGTGAACTCGTTGCCCAGGTGGTATCCGTCGTGCTCGACCTCAAGCAGTTCCCGGCAGCGAATCTCGGCGAACCACAGGGCCATGACGGTGTCCGTCTTGCCCTTGGTCGCAGGGAACCATGAGCACAGCTGCTCCACAAGGTTGCGGACACCCTCGCTCTGGTACCGGCTCGGCAGCTCGATCAGGTTGCGGCCCAGCTCGTGATCGGAGAAGAGGAGGGCCATCGAGGCGACGCCGAAGTCGGAGTCCCACTTGTTGCCGTTGGTGAAGTGGCCGGTGATCAGGCAGCCACGGCTGTTGCAGAAGGTCCGCAGGTCTTGGTCCTGGATGATCGAGCCCTGGAAGGCGTTCTTCTCGATCCGCCACTCCTGGATGCCGTACCGCTCGGTCCAGGTCTTGATCAGGTCCCTCAGCTCATGAGGGAGAGTCCCTGCGCGATTGAAGACGTCAAGGACATAGCGGCGGCCCGTTGAACGGTCCAGGCCAATGACCACAGCGGCCGTGTGACCTGTGGTCGCAGGGTCGAGACCCGCGACGACATACAGCCCGTCCATACCGTACTTCCGGTGGCCCATCTGGCCGCCGAACATCCGTCCGGCGTACCTGCGGGACTCGACACAGCCGATCACGTCCTTGGTGGGGAAGATTGCGTCATCGCTGACCTGCTGCTGCATGTAGACGAGCGTCCAGTTGCGCGGGCTCATCTTCTTGCGCTTGCGGGCCAGCGCCTCGCCCGACCACATCGGCCAGGTGCCGTCCTCGTTCTGCTGGACCACCTTGCGGGCCTGCACCGAGACGGGGGGCCGGTTGGTGGCGGGCCACAGGGTCACCCAGTCCTTCGGGTCCTCGGCGTACTCCAGGACGGCAGGCTGGGTCAGGTAGGTCCAGGGGGAGGTGTCCTCCGGGTAGTACTCGGGCTTCAGGATCTCCGAGTACAGGTCGGTGGTCTCCATGCGGGTGCCGATGAGCAGCATGCGCCCGCCGCCGTCGGCGACGCGCGAGCCGACCTGCTTCTGAATCCAGTCGATCTGCTTGGCGTACTCCTGGTGGTTGGTGTGGTCCACGCAGTCGTCCATGATGGCCAGGTCACAGCGGGAGCCGTAGATGTGCCCCTTGATGCCGACCGCCTGCACGGTCGGGTCCTTCTCGCCAGAGTCGCGGCCGGAGACGTAGATGCGGTCTGCCGACCAGCTGGTCGCCTCGGCGGCGAAGCCGCCCGAGGGCCCGAAGTCGGTCTGCAGCTTGTAGTAGGTGTCCGACTCGGCGAGTCGGTCCTTGATGGAGACCAGGAACTTCTTGGCCATGTCCTGGGTCTTGGAGACGATCAGGATGCGGACGTTGGGGTCCTGGCAGATCCGCCATACCACGTAGTTCACGGTCAGCACGGTGGACTTGGCGTGCTCTGGGGGGGTGTTCACCATCAGGGAGTCCCAGTCCCCCTGGATGTACTGCTGGGCCTCGTGCAGGCCCCTGGGGGGCCTTCCCTCCAGCAGGTCGTACCACTGCAGGTGGTGGTGGAACAGGACGGTGTCCAGGTATTGGGCGCTGAACTCGGGGAAGTCGGGGATGTCCCGCCGGTTCTCCGCCGTCTTGGCCATCAGCCCGTGCCTGGCCTCATCGGCCAGCTGGCGGAAGTTCGGGTCCTTGCGGCGGTAGATGTCGTAGGAGCTGCGGCTGCGGCCTGCCGACTTGCAGGCCGCCTCCACCGAGAAGCCTGACCGCAGAGCGGCCAGGATGGTCTTCTTGCTGTTCTCGGCGCTCTGGCGGTCGCCCTGCCCGCCCAGGTAGATCTTGGCCATCAGATCCCGTCCTCCAGATAGGAGCCCTCGACCTCAGCCTGCGTGCTGTCAGCCCGCTGCGGGTCGCAGAGGCGACCCATGCCGATGTGCAGCCACCGAACGGGCGGGCCACCGTCCATGTACACGGTGGAGCAGTCGGGGCGGATCTCCCCACTGCAGTGCTTGCAGGTCGTCATGCCCGCAGTGTGGGGCAGGGGGCGGGTCTGGGGCTAGTAGGGAGGTCCCTACATCACCTTGCGGGCTTTCCCACTAAAGGACGGGTATGCGAAGCGCCTGACTTTTCGGGGGGCCTTGCTGGCAGGCTTCCTCTTCCAGTCGGAAGGCTTATGCCCGGCGAAGGTCTGCCCGCTGAGGATCTTGAGCTGGTTGGACTCAAACTGCCTCCAGCCCTCTACGCAGGCCCGGTGGGCCCAGGAGCCCATCCACCTGCCGATCGGGTCGCCAGGGGCGACCTGGGCATTGCACAGGGGGCAGGTCCCGGGGAACTTAGCCGACAACACGCTTCATCTCCTGGTCGATCAGGCTCTTGATGTATCCGGACATGCTCATCTTGTGGGCGGCGGCCAGGACCCTTAGCTTGTCCCGCTGAGTCGGGTACATGTGGACAGGCACCCTGACCAGCGCCTCGACCTTGGTCTCGGCTTGAAGCTTGTTGATTCTCATAAGGCGTAACCTATCACGGTGGGTACAGTAGACCCACTGCCGACCTTGCCAGTAAACACTGGCAGCTTCAGGGGTTGACTTCATTAGGTGGCATCATGTGGAATGAGGGCGCAGTCGCGCGCGCTGTTGCGCCGACCGCAGGAGAGATAGGTCGGCGCGCTGGCCGAGGAGCGGGCCACAAGGGCCCGCGAGCGAGGGGCGAGGCCGGAATCCCGGTAGGGGATTCCGATACGCGCTCGGCTCGGTATCAGCCGAGCCGAGCAGGCCGGGGTTTAACAACCCCGGGTCAAAGCAAGGCCCAGCGGCCTCCAGGGCCGCTGGATGCAAGGCAGATGAGGCCATCTGCCTTCGGATGCCAGGTTGGGAGCCTGCCCGGCTCCCAACTCAGCGGACTGACCATGCAGTGGTCAGTCCCAAGCGGTGAGGCCATAAGCGGACTCACCATCAAGGGTGAGTCCAGCAGTGAGCAGCCATAAAGGCTGCTCACGCAAGCGTGAACGGCAGGCTTAGCCTGCCTGCCTGCACTGGAGTGCAGGCAGGCAGAGCAGCGTTACTCCGTAACGCGTGACGCAGTCACGCTGCTGCTGCACACCTGCGGTGTGCAGCAGCGCACAGCGTGAGAGCTGCGCTCTCACACAGCCTGAGGCTGTGCTTGCAGCACAGCCTCAGAGGCAAAGACAGCTGAAGATCCTTCGGATCTTCAGGCTTGCGTGCATGCGCGCGTTGCACGCGCACACGCACGCGCGTGAGGCTGCGCCTCACGGCAGGTGGGTGGGTGGTTGGGCTTTGACGGAGCCCTCTACAGAGAATTCCGTGACATGTGCACACCACTGACAGAACAACCCACCGACCGCACCCCCCAGTTCGCCACAGGGCGAGCTGTCCCCTTGGCAGGCCCTGTGTGCCTCTCTGCGGCCCTGAGGGGGCCGCTCTGGTCTCTCAGTCCGTCCAGCCTGCCGATAGGCCGTTAGACGGGCACACAGGGCCAGGGCATGCAAAAGGTCCCCATCGGGGTGATGGGGACCTGCGGGGTGAGTCGGTCAGCTGTGCAGCCGAGCCGACTCGGCCATGATCCACAGGCCTCTCAGGCACCCCTATGGATCATGGAAAAGCCATGATCCAAGAGAGCCGCAAGGCCATGATCCAGCTGTCTCTGATCATGCTCTGTACCGTTAATGGCCGTTCACATGTGAGTTAGTCCGTGCCGAAAAGGCCAGGTCAGAGCGTGATCCACATAGCTTTACCAAGTCTTTGCACTGTACCCCTCTTGACACGGTCACCCCCCCAAAGGAGAGTCATCCCCAGCACCACAACTGAACAGCCCAGCAGCACCGGCCGGTACCACCCGCTGAAGCGGGATCGGGAAGGGCATCGGGAGCAGCGGAGAGCTTGAGGCATCTGCCTCGCACCGCAGGAACGCAGGGCGACGGGGATGGACGGGAGATCGTGGGGACACCTGCGGTTGAACGGACCGAGCGTGCTGATGCCTTTGACAACTGCAGAGTGAAGCCAATGACTGCCATGCCCCTACGGGGGCATGTGCGGGGGCAGGAGGGCTCTCTACCCTCCTACCCCCATCAGTCGCCAGGGGCGGGCCGGGTGTCCCAGTCTCCTCCCCAGTCCCTGGCGGCCGATGGGGGCACCCGTACCGGGTGCCCACAGGTGATCGGAGAGGATCATCATGAGCAACATCATCGACGCATGGCGTACCGCGTCCATATGGGACCGGATCACCGCCAGCGTGCAGAGCGCCATTGCACTGGTCGTGCTCTGCTGCATTGTCCCGTTCTGACTCACCATCGGGCACACACGCTGTGCGTGCCCCCTTGGCCGGTCAGGCCAACACGTACATGAGTCTTCGGAGAGGGAGATCATCATGTCCAGCACCCTGCACAAGCTGATCCATGCCGTCACCGCCGCAGACATCCCCACGGGGACGCTGCTGAGGTGCGAGTCCGGCCCGCTGGCCGGACAGACGTGGAAGTACGAGGACATCCACGTCACCCGTGAGGGTGAGCCGTCGGGCGTCCACTGCTCCCGTGGTGACGGAGCACGCCGTGCGCACCGGGTCTTCCCGGACCACGCGCTGAACACCAAGATCGTCCCGGTCGTGGACATCGCCCTGCACGCCAAAATCGCACTCAGTGCGCGGCAGGCGTGGGTGGGGTTCGTGACCATGTTCATGGCTGCCGTCGTCGCCTACGTGGTGACGGTCGCAGGGCAGGCCATGTTCCACGTCTGATCTCCGCTCGGACACACGACCTACGGGTCGTGTGTCCGGTGAGGCTGATCAGCCTTGATTCACCCGTGTCGGAGAGGACACACCATGTTCAACACACTGGAAGACGCCATCGCGGCGAACGAAGCTGCAGGCATGTTCTTCTTTACCCCGGACACCATGTCGTTCTTCGACAGCAAGGTCGAGGGGTTCTACCCGTCCCCGGACGGGGCCTACTTCACCACGTCCGAGCAGTTCGACGACCAGTCGCCGCGCCTGTGGACCGTGCGTCACATCACGGACAACGGGAAGACGGACACCATCGGGGAATTCCAGGAGTACACCACCCCGACGGCGGCGAACGTCATCGCCGCCGGTCTGGCGTCCGCACCGGTCGTGCGCTCCCTGCACGACATCGCCACGGAGATCATGACCGACTGGGCGAAGCCCTACTTCGGGGCCACCCCCTACGTGCGGGCCATGATCACGCTGGACCGGATCACGGACCAGTACGGTGCCGACTCGGCCGACTCGATCGTCCGCTACTTCCTGGCCAACGCCGGTACGTGGCGCGGCGAGACTGCTCGCCGGGTCAAGGCGGAGCTGAAGGGCATGCTCGCCTGAGTCACCAGCACGTGCCCCCCTGCCCTCTTCCTACGGGGCAGGGTGGCGCTTCTGGCTACTCAGCCAACCGCCCCGGCCGGTAGCCGGGCGCATGGGTCGGAGAGGACCAACATGCAAGCACAGCAAGCAATCGACGTGATCAACAACCTGGCCTACAAGCCTGGTTGGGAGTTCAGTGCGCGCCCGGTCCCCACGTGGTTCCGGGACGCGTACGCGAACGTGCGGGGCGAGTCCTTGCCCGAGCAGATGATCGTCTTCAGCTACAAGATCGAGACGGTCAACACGGACCGGGACAACGCCCGGTCGGGCTACCCCGAAGGGCGCACGCTCGACGCGGACGACCCCATGGACGTGACCGTCTTCAACGGCGAAGACGACCTCATGTTCCACCTGTTCCAGCTGATCATGGAGCTGGAGTTGCACGAATCCCGGGAGTTCTTCCGGCGCAAGGATCAGGGCTGGGAGGCCCCGTTCCACCCCCACAAGGACGACGCGAACGAACTGTGGGAAGCGTGCATGACACGCGCAGAGACCAACTGACGGGCGGTCAAGCGACCTCTCCCGTAGGGCCGCCGGTCGTGCAGGGGCGCAAGTCCCTGCACTTCCGTGGCTTGGCAGGAGCCAAGACCAACACCACCATGACAGGAGAGGGTCATGACCGAGTTGAAGCCCATCCCGCTGGCGGAGATGGAGCGGCACCGCAACGTCTACGTGGCCAACATCGTGGCTGCGTTCGAGGCAGTGATCGACGACCACCAGCGCAGGGGTGGGGGCACCACACTGGAGCGTGGTCGCGCCTGGTACCAGACCGCTCATGAGCTGGCGCTCATGATGTCCCCTGACGACGTCAGGACGGGCGCTGGAGTCATCGCGGCACTGTCCACGCAGAAGCGGTGGTCCGAGAACGTGAAACTCGCCCAGAACGCCTTCCGGGGCGTTCTGGGGGGCCATGTGGGCAACGCCCTGCGCAAGGCCGCGCAAATCCTTGACGGCATTGACCCGTCGGACGTCCTGCCGATGGACATGAAGACGGGCATGTTCTACCGGTGCATCGTCGACCCGGACGACCCGGATGCGGTCGTCATCGACCGGCACGCCCACGACATCGCTGTGGGCGTGACCTACGGCAGTGCCGACCGGGGGCTGAGCAGCGCGAAGCGTTACGCGCTGCTGGCCCACTGCTACCGGGAGGCGGCTCACCGGCTCGGCGTGCTGCCGAGTACCGTGCAGGCCGTGACGTGGGTGGCGCACACAGAGAGGATCGCGGGCACCGGTAATCGCGATGCCCGGAAGGACCCTCCGAGTCGGGCCGACTCGGAGTGACAAACGTGGCCGGTCGTCGGGACCGGCCACGTCCATGCCGATGTGTTGGCGCACGCGAAGGGGGCGAGGCCCCCTGTGTAGCACTATCCGGTCGCTGTCCATGGATCAGCGGCGCGGTGAGCCGGGTTCGATCCCCGGCGTCGGCCCTGCTTCCCCGTGCCTTCTGGGCATGGTGGGTACGGGGAAGCGCACATTCCAAGCCAGCTGGAGAGGTGGCACCACCATGATGATCAGAGTTCCGGTCGTCTACGACGAGGGCCTACGCGTTCCCGGGTGGCTCACCACCCGGGAGATCAGCAAGATCCTCACCGAGTTGCGGGATCACCGCTATCCCGCCCTGTGGTTCAAGGTCACGCTGATCCGGCGCAGCCGGAACGGCACGACCGTGCGGATCTCGACAGAGATCCACTCGGAGCTGAGTACGCACTACGGCCACTTTGGCGCTGCGCAGACACGCGGGGGCGCGTACAGCAGGTCGCGGCCTTGTCGGCACGTGCACACGGACCTGGCGCAGGCCCTGAACGAGACTTGGCCGGGCTTCGCCTACGTGGGGCCAAGGCCGCAGCTCAGGACCTACTGCGCGTGCGTGCTCTGGCGTGATCGCCGCTGGTCGCGCAATTTGGTCGCCGCTCCGCCACGGGCGAAGCGGCCGCCGGTCGCGCTGAACGACGGCGAGGGGGCGCTCTACTCGCTCGCCTACCTGGCCCACAAGGCCGGTCGGGACCATGTCGGCCTGCACGAACCGGCTCCGATGTTCGAGGTGCGAGCCCTGCTCGCCCTGAAAGACTCCGCAGGCGCATAGGGACTCCCTGGCCCGCCGCGTCTGCGGACAAGTCCTCCTACGGGCTGTGAGGGACCGTAGGAGGCGCTCCGGTGTAGCTCAGCTGGTCAGAGCACCGTCCTGATAAGGCGGGGGTCACAGGTTCAAGTCCTGTCACCGGAACGCACCAACAACGCAAGGAGACAGCATGATCCAGCACGGCGACATCGTCACCATCGACGGCTATGACACCGACTTCACCGTCGAGTTCACGGGGAGGTCGGTCGTGGTCTGCGTGCCGGTCGACGAGACCGGCTACCCGTTCCCGGCCGTCTACAGCCGGGCGGGCTGGGACTTCCAGGTCGCCGCAGGACACATTGCCTGAGTCCACCTCAAAGGTGGACTCAGCAGGAGAGGAGAGGCATGACATTCATCAAGGGCCAGAAGGTGGTGCGGCGCGTCACCCCAGACGCGCACCGGGTGCTGAGCCGGGAGATCGTTTCCGGTCCGCACCGGACCAGCGGTGACGTGATCTTCAGCTACCTCATCAAGGCGGGCGACGGTACCCACTGGCTGGTCCCGGAGTCCGAGCTGTCCCTGGCAGAGCCGCAGGTGGGCGATCAGGGCCGGTTCGACGCGGCATACACGCACTCCCATAAGCGCGTCATCGTGGAGATCAATCCCAACTACGTGGTGGTGCTGACCGTCTCGTCGAGGCCCCCCGCATACACCCTGACCCCGCGCGGCGAGTTCGACCAGTACTGGCGGCCGGAGCCCACCTCATGAGCCGGGTCTACCGACCCGGCGAGGTAGTCCGGGGCGTGCGCAGCAAGCACCTGTACACCGTGATCAGCGGTCCGCACCACGAAGAGGATGCGGCGCGGTACCTGCTTCGCCAGCATGATGGCGACCGCAGGCACTTCCTGCTGGAGCAGGGCCTCATCACCCCCCCCACGCCGCCCCAGAAGGGCGACCGGGGACGGATGGGCCCCGGCAGTGACCCGATGGAGATCCACTACATCGACAACGAGGTGGCGCTGCTGCGCTGGTACGCAGGCAGCCGCGATTTCATCAACTTCACCCGGCCCGCCTTCGATGGCAGGTGGCGGCCGGATGCTGACTGACACGACCGTCATGCGCGACATCTACGGGGCGCGCCTGGTCTGCGGTGACACGGTCACCGCTCTGAAGCCGAAGAAGACCGGGCACGTTCCGGCCTTCGTCGGCTGTGTCGCCGCCCTGGGGCACCTCAACGGGCGCATGAGCGCCCTTGTGCAGCCCCACGGGGGCGGGCAGGCCCAATGGGTCGGCAGCGAGCTGCTGGAGGCCGTGACGGTCATTCCAGCGGTTCTGGACGGCGTGCTGGCGGAGTGGATGTGAGTCTCATGCACGCACTGGCGGATGCCCTGGGCATCCTGCTGGTCTGCGCAGGCATCGCCTGCATCATCGCGATCTACATGACGAGAGGAGGTCCAAGGCAGTGAGCGGGAGAGGCAATGGTGTGCGCACCTGGGTCAAGGTGCGCGGCGAAGAGGTCAAGGTCGTCGACACCGAGTGGGTGGTGTGGCACGGCAAGGAGCCGGTCGGCTCCATGACCAACGACACCGAGATCAAGGACGACGCGGCCAAGGCGGCACGCCGGTTCTGGGTCGACGACAGCGACACCGAGATCATGAACAAGCTCAACCAGGGCTACCGGTTCGAGCTGATGACCCGGGAGCAGTACCGACTGGAGGCGCACCCGCAGATGTTGGGCGGGTACCGCACCCAGATCGACGGCGTGAAGGGCATCTTCATGCCGGACAGGCCGGAGCGCTGATGGCCAAGCAGGGCAAGGGGTCCAAGGCTGGCCGCAACAAGGACAAGTGCGCGTCCTACCGCTCTCGCGGCCAGCGCGAGAAGAACAAGGCGCGCCGTGCGGCGCGCATCCAGCGGGGATTCCGCTGGATCACGGTGGACGGCAAGCAGGTTCTGAGGAGCCTGGCAGGCCGCTGAACCGCCGGACCAACAGTGAAGGCCACCCGCCCTGCCAGGGGGTGGCCTTGCGCTGTGGCCCTACGGCCAGCCGGGTGATCAGACCCGGTGATCCCACAGGAGAGGACAACCAACATCATGGCAGACCGCAGCAACATGGATCGCGAGCTGGCTCGCCTGATCCAGGCCGCCGAGCACGCGGAGTCGGGCCGCCTCCCGTCCACCGCCAAGCAGGACAAGAACGCGCAGACCAAGGCGGCCATCCTGGAGGCGATGGCCAAGCTGGGCGGCAACCTCGTCCAGGAGGACGCCCTGCACTTCCGGGGCACCGAGTTCATCCTGCCGGAGCAGTACAACGGCAACACGGCCGGGGCCATCAAGTTCCTCCAGGACCAGATGGAGCAGCAGGAGAAGGTCCATCAGATCCAGCGGATCTTCAAGTACCGGCCCAACGACGTGGCCAACGCCATCCAGTCGGTCATGAAGACGATGTACGGCACGACCGGCCTGGGCAAGGACACCATGACCATGTTCGGTCCGGTGCCGCCCACCTTCCGCACCATCAACGTGGGCCTGGACCGGACCGCCCAGGTCCCGGCCGGGCTGATCGAGTTCCCCCCGATCGACGGCACCTTCAACGTGACTGCCACCCGTGACCGGGAGCTGGGCATGCTGGGCGCGCTGGTCGTGGAGTGCCCGCGCAAGTACCGGGGGCACGTGGAGGGCTTCTTCACGGCGGTGGAGGCATACCTGGCCGAACACTCCATCTACCGGGGCCAGGCCATCGACGGGGCCGAGGACCCGTCCTTCCTGGACACCTCCAAGGTGGACCCGACGGCCGTCGTCTACTCGGACGCCGTCCTGGAGGAGCTGAAGGTCCACCTGTGGGCCCCGATCGAGCACACCGACCTGCTGCGCTCGCTGGGCCAGCCCATCAAGCGGGCCGGGCTGCTCTACGGCAACTACGGCACCGGCAAGTCGCTGGCGGGCTACCTGACCGCCCAGATCGCCCAGCGCAACGGCTGGACCTTCCTGTTCGTCCGGCCCACGGACGACCTGGACGCGGCCCTCAAGACCGCCCAGCTGTACAGCCCGGCCGTGGTGTTCTTCGAGGACATCGACGTGGTGGCGGAGCAGGGCAGCCCGCAGAAGATCAGCCAGCTGCTGGACTCCTTCGACGGTGTGACGTCGAAGGGCAAGGAGATCATCGCGATCCTGACCACGAACCACGTGGACCGCATCCACAAGGGGATGCTGCGGCCCGGCCGCATGGACGCGATCATCGAGATCGGGGAGCTGGACGCCAGCGGCGTCCGCAAGCTGATCCGCAGCAAGATCCCGGCCGACATGCTGGCGGCCGACGTCGACTTCGCCGCAGTGGCCGAGTCGGTCAAGGGCTACATGCCCGCCTTCACCTCCGAGGTGGTCAACCGTGCCTTCCGGTACGCGATGGTCCGCAACGGCGGGCGGCCGAAGGCCAAGCTGGTGACGGACGACTTCGTGACGGCCGCCAAGGGGCTGCGCCCCCACTTCGAGCTGATGAACGATGCTCACGAGGGCAAGCAGCCGCCCAGCCTGGACGCCGCGCTGCGGCGTGTGATGAAGGACGTCACGGAGGCGACCAAGGTCTACGACAGTGCCGGCGACCGGCACTACAGGGTGCACACCTTCGAGGTGGGCGACGAGAAGGCGACTCGCGGCAGCGAGTAGGTAGGCAACCGGCTTAACCGCCGGGTCAGACGTCCGACAGGGGCGGTAAGTGGGTGGGTTTGCCTGACCTGCGCCCGCTTTGTAGCACGCCCCTGTCGGGCTCCGGCCTTACGGTCGAACGAGGGAAAGAGGGACATACGCGGACAAATTGACCGCGAATGGCAACCGAAGGAGAGGGCATGGCCAATCTCAAGATGAGTCCCACAGGGATAAGCACACCCAGGGACAGCAAGTTCCGGCTGCCGACCTACGCGCAGCCCATGGAGGTCACGCAGGAGATGGCCCGCGACTGGCTGGCCAACCGCAACACCCAGCTGAAGAACCGGTCTCTGGCACCGGCCATGGTCCTCAAGTACGCCGGTGCCATGAGGCGCGGCGAGTGGGACCTGATCCACCAGGGCATCGCCTTCGACACCGACGGGTGGGTGCTGGACGGCCAGCACCGGCTGGCTGCGGTCGCCCTGAGCGGGGTGACCTGCAAGTTCTGGGTGTTCCCGGACACCCCGCGCGACACCTTCGACAAGCTGGACGCCGGGCGCAAGCGCCAGGCCGGTCAGCTGCTGCACGTTCCCAACAGGAACGTGCTGGCGTCCACCGTGCGCGTCCTGGCGGTGGCCGACGGAGCCGACCCCCGCTACATGGACGGCGCGTTCGCGGAGCTGTCCACACCGCAGATCATGAGCGCGGTGCGCCACTACGGCGCTGACCTGGAGCATGCCGCCAGGATGGCGATGGGCGTCAAGAACAAGACGACCATCCCGCCCAGCCCGCACGCTGCGGTGCTCTACCAGGCACTGCACTCCCCGCACAGCCACCTGGTCCCCGACTGGATCGAGGCGCTGAGCTACGGCGCTGACATCAGCAAGACGGACCCGCGCCTCAAGCTGCGGACCGCCTTCATGGCCCCCGCTGCCACGCGTGCGGCTGCCATGCGGACCAGCTCCCACCCGTACGCGCTCATCGTCAAGGCGTGGAACGCGTACGTGACCCACAAGCCGGTGCAGCAGCTGGCCTGGAAGGATGCCGAGTCGATGCCGAAGGTCATCGGCTACACCAAGGTCCCGAAGGAGAGCTGAGCGCCATGCCCGCCGACCTACTCACGCCAGGCCGAGGAGTCTGGGTCACAGTAGGCCACGGGCACATCCGTGCCCGTGTAGTGGAGAGCTACAAGCCCCGCACGGGCGGGGTCAGAGTCGTCGTCCGGATGGCTGAGGACGGCGGCATCCACCGTGCGGGCGACCTTGTTGCCGTAGCTGTGCGCCATGTCCATCTGCGCGTACCGCAACACCGTCGCCCCTCGGTGATCAGTCGCTTGGCTGCACTGGTGAAGGGACTGCTGCGATGACCGTCAAGACGATCTCGCCGGAGCTGATGGAGGCCCACCGCAACAGGATCATCCTGCTGCTGGCCCAGATCAGACTCACTGAGGAGGAGTTGTACCTGGAGGTGGCGCAGGCTTTCGACAGCGGGGTGAGCCTGCGCAGGCTGGCCCCCATCTGCGACACCTCCTTCAACACCATCTACCGATGGAAGGAGAAGGGGCTTGAAGCACGCCATCGCCGCAGTGGCGGACCTGCTGACCCGACCGGGGAACGAGGAGAAGTCGGCGGAGGAACTGGCGGCGGAGATCATCGAAGGCATGCTGCGCGCCTACCGCGCTCAGGCCCGCGAAGCACTGCCGGTTCTTAAGGTCGGCGGGGTCTACCGATTCCCGTGGATCTCCTCCACGCTGCATGTGGTGTACCGCACCCCATCGGGTCAGCTGTGGCTGACCAACTCCACCTCCAACTACGGCCTGCTCATCTCAGAGAAGGCGCAGGCGCTCACCCTGCGGGTCGCCTCACGGGCGACCCGTGGGGGCAGTGCTGAGTCCCCCACCGGCTACGCCGTGGGGGACTGGCTGTCCATCAAGGGCGCTGCCCGGCAGCGCTACAAGGTGGTGGCCACCACCGAGACGTGCGCTCTGCTGGAGGGCCCGAAGGGCTGCTTCATGGCGGAGCCCAACGACTCGCTTCTGAAGTACTTCGTCCGACGCACGTGAAGGAGAGGAAACACATGATCGAGAAGCACGGGTACGCATCCCTGCCGGACCGTCCGGAGGGTGGCGGCAAGCCCACCATGGGGCCCGACGGCCCCCCGCTCGGCTGCCTCAGCCGCGACGAGGTCAACACCATCAACGGCCTGACCAGCTCGATCGCCGTGGCGCAGATGATGGGCAGCCACAGCATGCTGGAGATGGTCCTGGACCAGATGACCGATGCGGGTAGTCACGTCGCCGGTCATACGCTGGAGGTGCTGGTCCAGGGGGCCGGGCAGGTGGCGGCCGACAAGGCCGGACTGCCGAAGGGCATGCTGGGTGACACCTTCGTGGCGGCCATGCCGAAAGACCCGAACCTGCCGCCCGACGACCTGCACCAGAACGCGGCCGACTGGGCCGTGGAGTTCGCCAGCCGGGTGCTCAACCGGCAGTTCAACGAGGCGATGGACCACTGGGGTGAGCTAGTCAACAGCCAGCCCAGCTGGGACGAGTACTCCCACGCGGTGATGGCGGTGCTCAACATCGTGGAGATGCTGGTCACTGGCGAGCTGGTGCCCGGCGACGTCATCCCCGGGATCGGCCAGACCTTCACGCTGAAGGTGTGATCCCATGCCCTCACCCAGCCACCCGCCGCACACTTCGATCAATGTGCGCCGCTTCCAGGACGGCCTGGCCAACCTGGGCCGCATCCCCGACTGGGTGGAGCGGGCACTGTGCCGCACGGCCGACCCGGAGTTGTTCTTCGACCACGGCGACCTGGTGGGCAGCCCCAGCAAGGGCAACCTGATGCGCAGGCAGGCGGCCAAGCAGTGGTGTGCCCGCTGCCCGGTCATCATGCAGTGCCGTGAGTCCTTTCTGTATGAGGACCACGGGGTGTACGGGGGGCTGGACGCCAATGAGCGCAAGGCTCTGCGCCCCCTGTACGCCCGTGACCATGAGCTGGGCGGGGCCACCATGTCGCTCGGCAAGCAGGTCTATGAGGGCCGTCAGGAGGGCCAGTCCTGGCACCAGCTGACGCAGGTCTACGGGTGCCGCAAGGCCACCCTGATGGCCCTGTACGACCAGTACGTGACCACCGAGGAAGGACTGGAGGCGGCAGCCCTGGCGGCTGCCGAGCACCTGCTCAAGCAGGGCATGACCAACATCCAGATCGCCCGGATGACGGCCCTGTCCATCCGCAAGGTGGACAGGCTGCGGGTCAAGCTGGGACAGGAGTCCGAGTTCAGGTCCGGCACACCCGGACCGGGTGTGGGTGAGATGGAGCTGCCCGCCCCCGCATGGGGGGACGGATGGGTCATCTACCTGGGCCGGAAGTATCCCGCCACCTATCTGGGGGAGTCGGCTGACAGTCCTGCGTGGTACTTCATGCAGGTAGCACTTCCCGCCGGGCACACCCGCAAGTGGGTACCGCAGGAGGTGGTCCAGCTCACCAAGACGATCACCCACCATGTGATCCACCGCAAGGGAGTCGCCACCCGTGCCCCGCAAGAACATCCCAGTGAAGAGCATCACGCCGACGAGTCCGCTGGATCGTCGGCAGCTTGAGCACCTGTCCTACTCGTCCCTGTCCACGCTGCTCACCTGCGGCAAGCAGTTCGAGTTGACCAGGCTGGTGCGCGCACCCAAGAGGCCGTCCGTCTGGCTGGCGGGCGGCCTCGGTGTGCACGGCTGCACCGAAGACTTCGACCGGGCCCTGCTGGAGCGGCGGCGGTTCGACCCGGCCGAGTCCTGGCGGCGCAACTTCCAGGAGGCCATCGACCGGCTGAAGCAGGACGATCCTGACATTTCGACCTGGCGGCAGAAGGAGAGCGTGGCCGAGTGGATGACGCTCGGCCCCCAGCTGTGCGTGGCCTACTTCAAGTGGCGTACCGGTTCGCCCTGGTCCATCTGGGTGACCCCGGACGGGGAGCCCGCCATCGAGCTGGATACCTCCGGGCTGCTGCCCGGCTGCCCGGTGGAGATCAAGCAGTATGTGGACCGGGTGTTCGTCAACAACCTGACCGGCACCCCCTTCCTGGTGGACCTCAAGACGGGCACCAGGCAGCCCGAGAACAGCCTGCAGTTCGGCGTCTACCGGGCGGGCATCGAGGCCAAGTACGGGGTGGTGGTGCCGCAGGGTGCCGCCTTCATGAACCGCAAGGGTCAGCTCGGCCGCGTGCATGAGCTGAGCATGTACACCCCCACCTACATCGGGGCGCAGATGGGCAGGGCCGTCGACATCATCAGGGGCGGCAGCCTGATCGCCAACCCGGGCGGGCACTGCTTCTTCTGCGACGTCTCGACCAGCTGTCACGCCAAGGGCGGGGCGCTGGCCGTCACCTACGACCGGGACCACCCGGCGAACATCACACCATTCTGAGGAGAGGGCATGGCGAAGTTCGGCAAGGGCAAGAACGGGGACACCCACCGGCAGGGCATCAAGGGCGGCAATGAGCGGGGCAAGGTGAGGCCGTCCACCGACGAGGAGAGGGTGACCGGGCAGATCGAGCGCGGCGAGGTCGTGGCCGGTGCCGAGGGCGCGAAGAAGATCGCCGAGAGGACGGACCGGGACGGCGGCACCGCCGGGCTGGGGAGGGGCAGGAAGAAGTGACCCGTCATCCGGAGACCTTCTGGGTCTCCGTCTGGCGCTGGCGCTGCTATGTCTGCAGCGCCCTGAACTGGTTCTTCCGCCACAACTGCAAGGAGTGCGCGAAGCGATGACAGTCGACCCCGATACGCTGCCGGAGCCTGAAGACCGAGAGGACTGCGAATGACCGACGTACCCGAGAACACCGACCCCACCGCAGCAGACAGCGAGTGGGGTCGGTGGGGAGCGGGCGAGGCTGCGACCCAGCCGCAGGCCACCACCCACCAGCGTGCCGACCACCGCTTCACCCTGTCGATCACCCCGGACAAGGCACCCTTCATGGTGATCCGGGGCGAGACCGCGCAGGAGATCAACCAGGCACTGACCGAGCTGGAGATGCACGGCACCTGGGCCAACGTGGCGGCGGCCAACGCCACCATGCGCAGCCACGGCACCATCGGTGCCGGACTGGGGCCGGTCACCGTGGTCCCGCAGGGGCCGCCGACCATGCCGCAGGACCACTACCAGCAGCAGGTCCAGCACCAGGCCCAGCAGGCCCCCCAGTGGGGCCCTCCGCTGGGCGCGGGCGGCCAGCCGGGCACTGCCCCCGCCGCCTGGCAGAACGCGGGCGCACCGCCCGCACAGCAGGGCTGGGGAGGGCAGCAGCAGACCACCTGCCCGCCCGGCTGGTTCGTGGTGGACATCCCCTTCAGTTCCAAGATGGCCGGGGACGCCATCAAGAACGACCTCAAGGCCCGGGGCATGTACCAGGGCAACGTCAAGTGGGACGGCACCGCGAAGAAGTGGTACGTCTCGCCCGCCGTGGCCGGCGCCTTCGCGGCCTTCAGTCCGGTGCCCGGGTGATCACAGAGTTCGTCGCGTTTCCGGACCGCCGCGAGGCGGTCCGGTTGCCCGGCGCAGAAGCCAACGCCTGGCTGGTCGGCACCGGCCGGATCATGGGCGATGGAGTGGAGCTACTGAAGCAGCTGCATGAGCAGGACTGGGACTACCCGGTACTGGTTGTCTTCCGCGAGGAGGGCGACCATCGCTGGTCCCACCAACTGATCGTTCCGCGATTCAACGAAGGAGGTGATGACGATGACCCTGCGCGAGATGGTGGCCAACCTAGCCCTGTCCTTCCTGGCCTTCCTGGCGATCTTCTGGCTGTTCGAGGGAGTGAACCTGCTCCTGATGGGCCAGCTGTCCCACGGCTTCATGGGGGAGCTGAACTTCCTGACGGCATTCCTGCTGTCGGCTGACATCTACTGGCAGCTACTGACGGGAGCGAGCCATGTCCACGGCGAGCGGCGGTGAGCAGGAGGGTGGGCAGTGCCCCTTCGGGGGCCCGCACACCGGCATGACGATCAGCAGCACCGACCCGTTCAGCGGGGAGACGATCACCATGCGGGTGTGCAGCAGGTGCGGGACACCCCTGTCGTGAGCGGGCTCTCCAGGCGCATGCTGTTGCAGACCCTGCTGGGTCTGCCAGCAGCCCGCCTGCCCCAGAGGAGCACCACCACCATGACCTATGACGCCAGCAGTCAGAGAGCCGGGGCGATCGGTGCCTCCTACGACGGCTACGTGGACCAGAACCCCGACCCCAATGACGACGACCTGGCGACCCACAACAGGAAGCGCAGCGAGGAGCGCGTCATGTGGATGCTGCGGGACGTGATGGCCAACATCGCGGCCCTGCGCCAGGACATGGCGATCACCAGCAAGGGCACCGTCAAGGTGCTCACGCTGGGCGACTCCATCACGGTGGGGTACGCCAGCCAGGACGGCCTGGGCTTCCGGTCCTTCCTGCCCGACCTGCTCAAGCGCCAGCACATCGTGCCGGTGATGAGCACCTGGTCCGGCCCCGGCTGGACCATCGGCAATCTGCAGCCGGGCGTGGCCGCCGCACTGACCGCCAGCAGCCCTGACATCGTGCTGCTGAACATCGGCACCAATGACGCCAGCCAGGGCCTCCTGTCCACCTTCCAGGCCGCTTACGGCAGCCTGGTGGACCAGATCCTGGCGTCCTCCACCACCGTCAAGGTGGTGTGCGCCAGGGTGGCCACCTCGCGGGGCTCTGCGGGCAACAACACCCTGCCCAACAACGAGGCGACGATCAACGGCTACATCGACGCCGTGGTCTCCGCGCGTACCAGTGGCGGCCGGGTCGCCTCGGCCGACATGACCCCAGTGCCCTCGCAGTGGACCGACAACGGCATCCACCCGTTGGATGCCGGTTACCTGCGCATGGCGCAGATCTACCTGGCCGCCATGCAAGCCTGGCTGCCAGCGTGAACGACAGGCTCCGAGACCTGGTCGCCAGGGGCCTGCGCAAGCAGGCCCGGGATCGGGCGATACACACCGCAGCCGGTGGCTACCTGGCCACCAGCTGCCTGCACGGTCAGCACGGCTACTGCCAGGGTGACACCGGCTGCGCCGGTACCAAGATCCCTGCCCAATGCAAGTTCTGTGGGCTGCCCTGCAGCTGCCCCTGCCACAAGGAGAGGAACAATGAAGGAGAGCACGAAGACCCTGTATGAGGCCGTGGCCAAGGCCATCGGCATGGAGGACGGGGTGGCCCCCGGCCCCAGGGAGAAGGAGTTCCTGGACGACATCAAGGCGGAGCACTACAACGACTTCCTCAGCGGGATCTTCCCCAACCCGATCTCCATCCTGATTGTCGCCCTGAAGATATTCGGCCTGCACGAGCTGGCCGAGCGGGCGATGGCTGGCGACTTCGACGGCACGTCCGCCGAGGCCAGGGAGTACCTGCTGTCGGACGAAGGCCGCTCGACTGCGAAGAGGCTGGGCGTCACCCCCGACCAGGTGAGGCGGGCGGTGCTCCGCAAGGACAGGGGCACCTCGGCCGACATCGAGGCCGACAACCCGTTCCGCGAGTCCGCCTGATGCAGACCCTGTCCCGGCTGGTCGCGCGGGGCTCCATCGCCCCGCCGCCACTGCCCCCGATGTTCCCCTCCTGGGGGGCGCGGGGGCTTGTCCTTCGGGAGCAGTCGGTGCACATGATCGCCGGGGTGGCGGGCACCTTCAAGACAATGGTCCTGCTCTCCGGGCTGGCCAACATGAAGGTGCCCACCCTGGTCTTCTCCACCGACTCGGACGACGCCACGGTGGCGTCGAGGCTGCTGGGTATCGCCACCGGCAAGCCGACCAAGGAGACGGAGGACTGGCTGCGCACGCAGCCGCAGCGCTGCACCGAGCTGCTGAGCCGCTACGACTTCCTGCAGTGGCAGTTCCTGCCCAACCCCAGCCTGGACGACATCTGGCTGGAGACGTACGCCTACGGCGAACGCTACGGCAGGTGGCCGACCCTGATCTGCATCGACATCCTCATGGACATCTCGCACGGCGAGGGTGGCGAGTGGGAGGTCTTGCGGCTGGTCATCAAGGAGGCGAAAGTCTTGGCCAGGGAGACCAGGGCGGCAGTCCTGATCATCCACCACGCATCCGAGGGGATGCGGGGCAAGCCCTGCCCTTCTCGCGGAGAGATCATGGGCAAGGCTGCCGCCTCCCCCTCGCTGATGGTGACCCTGGGCAAGGACGAAGAGGACGGCCTGTGGGCCGCCTGCGTCAAGAACCGGCACGGCCCCTCCGACATCACCGGACGGACCGCCTTCCGGATGGGCATCGACCCTGCGTCCAGCAGGGTCTTCGACTGGCAGGGGTACAACCCCTACGCCAAGGCCGTGGAGGGGGGCAAGGAGTGGTGGCAATAGAGTTCTTCATCCCCACCCACCCGAAGCGGGTCACCAACCGCAAGGCCAAGGTCTACCAGGTCGGCGTGGACGGCCGGTGGACCTGGCACCACGGGGAGTGCGCCAAGAAGATCGCCGGTAGTGACTGGGATGCCCTGGGCACCACCTACGGCGAGTACCACGACACCCAACCGGCGGCCTTCCGGGCCGCCATGGAGCACATGAAGGAGAGGCATGTCTGACAGTTGCGACAGCGCCACCGGGGCCACCTGCCCGGCGGTGGTGGAGACCCTGACGGGTGACTTCCTGGCGGTGGGCAGCTTCCGCGCCCCCAATGAGGCGAAGCTGCTGACGACCGAGAAGATCAACGTCGGCTTCGACGAGGCGGCCGTGGTCATCCCGCGCGAGGTGATGCTGAAGTTCCTCGGGGACTTCAGCGAGAAGGTGCTGAAGGAGAGGATCGCCGAGGCCACCCCCGGCGTGCGGGCCCGGCTGGCCGAGAAGGTCAAGACTGACGGCGAGCGCCTGCTCGGCGAGGTCGAGGCCGACATGGCCAACCCCCACCCGCACTCCCGCTGGGTCACCCGCAGGGAGGTCGGCGAGTGAGGCTCGGCATCTGGTGCTGGGAGCACATGTGCCTGCGGGTCAAGTGCAGGTGCACGCGATGAGCGGGCGTGAGGGCCCGGAGCCCACGCCCAGCGTGTGGAACAGCTGCTTCATGATGTGCCTGGGCATCGCCCTGATCATCGTGGCGCTGACCTATGCCACCAGGCGGTGGGGATGAACAAGGCCACCCGCCGCAAGCGGGCGACACTGAGGTGGCGTGCCGCCATCGGTCGTGGTCGCCACTACCGCGAGGTGTGGCGCAAGGGCGACGAGGGCTGGCGCTGCTACGGCTGCATCAGCGTTCCGTTCCATCCCTGGGAATACCCCACGCAGGAGCAGGCCGAGCACGCGTACAGCATGGCGCTGCGCTCCTGGGAGATGGGGCTGCTGCGTGGTCAATAAGGGCAAGGCCAGGGGCACCGCCACCGAGACCATGGTCGTGAAGTACCTGCGCACCTGGTGGCCGCTGGCGGAGCGCCGTGTGCAGCACGGCGACCACGACATGGGGGACGTCATCAACGTCCCCCGTACCTGCCTTGAAATCAAAGGCGCGAAGGACATCAGGCTCCCTGTTTGGAAGGAGCAGACCCTCGCTGAGCTTCAGAACAGCGGCGAGGACTTCTGCGCCCTGGTGATCCGGGTGGAGCGCAAGCCGGTGGAGCAGTGGGACTGCCTGATGCCGCTGTGGCAGCTGGGCATCCCGGTACTTGGGGAGGATGCATGGGTGCGTATGCCTCTGGTTACCGGCGTGGAGGTGCTGAGGCACCTCCAAGCGGTGGAGCCGACCTACTTCCATGCGTCCTCCGCCATTACGGCGTAGACGCCGACGACGCTGGTCGGGACTGGCAGGTGATCCTGTGCCCGTTCCATGGGGACAGGGTGCCCTCCGCCTCGGTCAGCTGGAGCAGGGGCTACTTCTACTGCTTCGCCTGCGACATGAAGGGCACGGCCCTGACTCTCATCATGCTCAAGGAGGGCCTGGACCGTGCAGCTGCCATCACCAGAGCAGAGGATCTTCTACGAGCAGGCGGTCACCCGGTACCAAGCGGACCTCGCTGGCGACGCCCGGACTCAGGCGTACCTGCTCAGCCGGGGCTTCAGTCAGGAGGTCGCCGCTACAGCCCGCCTGGGCGTGGTGGCACATCCCTTGCGGGGGCATGAGCAGCTGCGCGGCAGGCTGTGCATCCCCTACCTGACGGCAGCGGGGCCGGTGAACTTCAGCTTCCGCTGCCTGAAGGACCATGACTGCAAGACGGTGAGGTGCCCCAAGTACCTGCCGATGCAGTCGGGCATCGAGAAGAACATGTACAACGTCCAGGACACCTTCAAGACGGCCCCGGCCATCTGCGTGACCGAGGGCGAGCTGGACGCGCTGACGCTGTCGACCGCAGGGTTCCCTGCGGTCGGCCTGCCCGGCGTCAAGAGCTGGAAGAAGCACTACTCCAGGGTCCTGGAGGACTTCCCCGTGATCTATGTCGTCGGCGACGGCGACACCGCAGGCTCGGGGCTCAACGACTTCCTGTCCCGGGAGGTCCAAGCACGGCAGATCCTTCTGCCCAAGGGGATGGACGTCAATGACATCTGGATCAAGCAAGGCCAAGAAGGGATCAGTCGACTCTTCGCCTGACCCGGACCCGAACTGCTCGCACGAGGTCTACGAGATCCTCCAGGAGTTCCAGACCAGCGAACGGCGTCGCTGCACCGGATGCGGCACCGAGTGGTGGGAGGGGGCCAACGACCTGTGCGAGCACATCGCCTACGAGGACGGCAGCGTCGTCTACGACGACGGGGCACACCGCCTGCAGCATCGCACCTGCAGCGACTGCGGCCACACCTGGGACGTACCGCTGGACCGGAGTGACTTCGCCCTGGCTCCGCCCTACGGCGAGCACCCCGTCATCAAGGCGTACAACGCCCTGGTCTACTCGGTCGGCGGAGTCCTGCACCACGTGGTCGTGGAGCAGGGCGTGACCGTCATCGCGGAGGACGGTCACCTGCGGATCTCGCACCCGACGCCGGTCCATGGCATTGTGGCCCTGCGTCCAGTCCACCTGGACATGCCTGCTGGAGAGGAGCAGAGCGTTGAGCCTCACGCTGAAGAGCCTGAAGGGTAAGGCGGTCTTCGCCTGGACCGACGGCCCCATGTCCGCCACCTGGACGATCTCGGACTCCATGTCGGAGGGCGAGATCATGGAAGCACTGCTGGCCATGGTCAAGTTCGTGCGGGTACAGCCGGGGGAGGCGAACGTCATCCCGCTGCGGGCGGTGGACAGCACCGTCTCGATCTTCGAGCCAGCGCCCACGCCCCCAGCGTGGTCGAGGAATCTCGAACCGGCCGACAGGGGCACGATGGGCTGGACCCCGGCCGTGCAGCCTCCGCCGCTGGCGGATCTGCACGAGAAGATCCAGGGCACCGGCTTCGAGCTGATCGGGGATGACGATGAGCTCGCTTGATGAGAAGTACAAGCAGCTGGAAGCCCTCATCGAGGACATCGACCGACTGGAGTCGGAGGCCGACAACGCCGACTACGACGCCGACACGATGGTGCTCACCGACTGGTTCGTGGTGATCGCCAAGCGCGGCTTCTCCGACAAGGGCCAGGGGGCCTCCGCCGTCGGCTACATCAGCAACGGCAACGTGGCCATCCACAGCATCCTGGGGATGCTGGACTTCCTGCGGGTCAGGTACCACGCACGGGTCGCGTCCGACGACGACTGACCCCATAGACGCCCTGCTGTGGGGTCGAGGCTCCTCTCCGCCTCCCCTGCAGCAGGGCCCCAACCTCCTGCAGCCCGTCCTGGCCCCGCAGGAGTACGCGAAGACCCCCCGGGTGGTGTGGAAACCACCGGAAGACCGGGGGGTCTTCGTTGCGGACCGAGTGGAACGTAAGCCCGTTCGAGTCGGGCGGCCCCTAGGGAGGGGGTGGGGTTCGATTCCCCTTCACCATGGTGGCGAATAGGGCGACGGCCCGCGTAGGCAGGTTCGACTCCTGTCCGGTCCACTTACTTCTTTACATCCGGTGGCACGGAAGGCGGTTGCACATCGCCACTGCCACCCAGCATCCTGTCGAACAGGCGCTCGACGCCGGGTACCTGCATGAGTTGGGTCACTGCTGTGGCGACCGACACGATGACGGCCCCGGCTCCCACCGCCGTGCTGACCCCGCTGCCCGCTAGCAGCAGCGGGGTGGCGGCGGCCACACCCGCCAGCACCTGCACTGCGGTGTCGATGTTCTTACGGCCCTTCGGGCCGAACCTGTGGTGGTGCATCAGCCTCTCCGTTCGCCCTCATGGCGTCCACACGGGCTGCTGTGGCCCGGTCCAGAGTCCCGTGGACCTGGAGGCCGAAGAAGCGCTGAACGCCCCGTAGCGCGGCCTGTGTGGCCGCGTCCATCTCACCCGTGGGGGTGAGCCTCATCTTGCGCTGGACGTGCTTGACGACCTCATGCTCGGCCTCGGTGGTCGGGGCGATGATGTCGCGCTCGAACCAGTCAGTCAGTGCCACTCGCTGCCTTCTCCTGTGCATCGCCGATGACGATGCGCATGTGCTTCTTGTTGGACCTGGTCACATGGACCATTGTCGCCGGAATCCACAGGATGGAGGCGGCGATGTTGGGCCACACGTCATTCCAGAAGTGATGCAGCAGGGTCCACATCTCCCACCTCCGGCTCTTCGCCCACCCCCGTGTAGGTGGGCGTGGGTTCCTTGTGCGGCCAGTTGCGCCCGGCCGTGGACCAGTCGAGTTCGACGTCCGGCGGCAGTACAGCCCAGGTCTCCCGGCTGTTCGGATCGAGGTCAACCATGATCTCTCCTAGAAGGTGATGACGTCCGCGATGGTGCGCAGCTTCATCGTCAGAATGCCGCCGTACCCGGCGGTGTTGGGTCCCGGCTCCGCCTTCTGCACGAACTGGAACTCGTCAATGATGACCAGGTAGGACTTGTTCTGCTGCAGATCCTGGAAGGTGACCGAGTCGCCCTTCTGGGCGATCTGCTCGAACTGCTCCAGCCTGGCCAGCGATCGGTTCTCGTAGCCGACGTTCTGCCCGTTCTTGTCGCGCTCGATGTCGAAGCAGTAGACGGGCACGGTGAAGATGCGCTGGCGCACCGAGCCCGGGATCACCTTGAACTGCCAGCCGTTGACCACCATGCCCTTGGTGGTGTCGTTCACCGACCGGCCGAAGTCGAGCCGCAGCTTGACCCACTCGCTGGCCGAGGGGGGCACCGACAGCAGGACGTTCTCGATCTGCACCGCACTGCCCTCGGTCACCGACACCACGGAAGTGGTGCCGCCACCCGTGTCCTCGATGGAGCAGCCCAGCGTCCCGAAGAAGGAGGCGGGGGTCTTGACCGACAGGAACTTGAAGATCTTCGGTTCCTGGGTGTTGAACCTGATGCGGGCCGTCTCGAAGTAGCCGGTCGGCTCCAGCACGGTGGCCGACTCCAGGTAGGCCCCCTGGCCCACCACCGCGAAGACCATGCGGTCCGAGTTGCCGAAGTTGGTCACGCCCGTGGTGTTGCCGGTGGCGTGCGCCTGCAGATCGGTGGCGTACGCGAAGCGTGCGCCCGAGATCTGACCGGCCGAGGAGTTGTCGGCGATCGGCATGCCCAGGTCGATCCGCCACAGACCCGAGTTGCCGTCGATGTTGTTGGTCGCGCCCACGAAGAAGAAGCGGTCGTAGGCACCGCAGGAGTAGGTGGGCCCGGTGATCAGCAGCGGCCCGTAGGCGATGTCCCCGTTGGTGTCGATCTGCCCGACCCGGAAGCCACGGTTGGTGGAGATCCCCACGAAGGAGCCCAGGTAGGTCACCAGGTTGTTGACGAACTCCCCGTTGGGCAGCTCGCAGGTGATGGTGCCGCCGTTGCTCAGCGTGGGGACCACGCCGCTGGAGTTCAGCACGAACTTGTAGATCGACGACTTGGACCCGGCGAACCCTGCCGCATAGATGGCGTTGGGTCCGTCCGAGATGGACGTCCAGACCCAGCTGGGGTTCAGGTGCGTGAAGCGCAGATCGCCAGGGGCCAGCGCCGGGCCTGCCGTCACCAGCTCGTAGAGCTTGTTGTCGATGCCCGCCATCAGGCGGCCCTTGGTCCAGTCGATCACCACGTTGGTGGTGCCGGTGTTGTAGATCTTCGCTCCGGCACCGGACCCGGTGCCCTGCCAGATGCCGACGTTGTCAGCCACCAGGTAGTGGGTGCCGTCGGTGGTCAGGGACCTTATGACGGCGCTGCCGCCCCAGGTGACGGCGGTCGCCGTGGTGCCGTCGTCGCTCTTCAGGTTGGCGTTGACCGCCGACCAGTAGCGGTCAGCGCCGTCGTTGTAGCCCTGGACGAAGTGGGTGTTGGCCGACCCGTCGGCGATGCGCTGCGTGGTGGAGCGCAGCATGGACAGCTGGCCGTCGACCCAGGGGTTGAGCCCCACACTGTGCCCGTAGCGGATGGTGTGCCGGTTCTGCAGGTTGGCAGCGCCCACCTGGTCCGGGTCCTGGTACAGCAGGCCCTCGCCGCCGATGAAGGTGGGCTGGCTGCGCAGCCACCAGTCGACCAGCGACTGCTCGCCCGCCTCGCGGGCGTTGTCGAACTGCTGCTTACGGATCGGGGCCAGCTCCCTGGCCATCGGGTTCTGGTCACTGCTGGCCGACAGCCAGGGCATGCCGCCGATGGCGAAGTCATAGGCCACGTCCTTGAGGACGAAGGTCTTGGACTGCGCTGACGTCCTTCCCGAGAACGGGAAGGGCAGCCGCTGGGTGATGCCCGTCATGGATCACACCCCGATGGCGGTAGCGGTCATGTAGGCGTAGAGACGGGTGAGCGTGGAGGCCGAGGACACCCGCCCCTTCGGGGTGAAGGTGACCGTCTCGCCCGCCACCGCGCCCGTGATCACCTTCTCGATGAAGCTGATCACCTCGGTGGTGCTGGTGACGAACCCGGCCCCGGTGTCGGTGGCCGTGAACAGCGTGCCCGAGCTGGAGCCCACCGCGTCGAAGGAGATCAGTCCGGTAGCCGCGACCGACTCGGTCAGGTAGGAGCGCATCGTGAAGTGCAGCTTGCCCGAAGGCGGCACCACGGCCGCCAGCGTGGTGCCCGACGCGAAGGCGGCATAGGTGCCGCTGGAGGTGGTGCGACTGGAGGTGTCCTCCGCCACGGTCACCGCCAGGTTGGCGTAGGTGCCCGCCGTGGTGATGCTGCCGGTGGCCCCCACCGCGAACAGCGTGGTGTTGTTGGCCGCGTTGTTGACGTGGATGATGTCGTTGACCGGCGCGCTGTCGGTACCCCGGAAGACGGCCAGCTGGGTGGTGTCAGCGCCATTGCCGCCGATGAAGCCGCGCAGGAAGACGCCCTCGCCCAGCGAGTTGATACGCGACTGGGTGACCCCGTTGATCTGCCAGCGCTCCAGGTCCACTGATACGGCAGTGGGGGCGTTGATCAGGAAGGGCACCGTGGCCGTGTCCACCGGAGCCACCGTGACCGCGCCCTTGGCCCCCACGGTGAACAGTGGGGTGGGCGTGCTGTTGTTCAGCACCAGCAGGTTGCCGGTGGCCGCAGCAGCGGCCTGCAGCGTGATGCCCACATTCCCGGCGGCGGCCAGCGGCAGGCTGATGGCCGGGTTGCCGCTGAAGGTGGGCGAACCGGTGAAGCTGGGGTTGACGCTGAAGACGGGCGATCCCGTGAAGGGGATCGCCCCGGAGAAGGTGGGCGTACCGGCCATGGTGCCGGTCCAGGCACCCGAGAAGATGCCAGCGTTGTAGGTCTTGTTGGTCAGCGTCTGGCTGTCGCTGGTGCCCACGATGGTGCCCGCCACGCCGTGGACGGTCGCTGTGGCGACCTCATGGGTCCGGAAGTCGGTGGCGTCCTGTGCGCAGTAGACGTGCCGTGCGACAGCGCCCAGGCTGTGCGAGGCGGCGCTGGTGCCGTTGAAGGCACGCACGATCGTCAGGGTGTTGGCCGAGTTGTTGGTGACCTTGACCAGCTCTTCGCCCGCCACGCCGTAGTCCAGCGCCACGATGAACGGGTAGCTGACCGGCCAGCCGGTGGTGTCGCCCACCGTAACGCTGGTCGCGCCCGCCGAGATGGAGCCGGACAGGGCGGTCTGCACGGCGGTTGAACTGTAATAGTAGTTGTTCGCCATGGCTCAGCTCCCCTGGAAGGTGGCGAAGTTGGGGATCTCCTCCATCATGCGGGCGCGCTCGGCGTCCAGGCGCTGCTGGTAGAGAGCCATGTAGTACTGCGCCGCTTTGGCCGCCGACCCGGCAGGCACCAGCGGGCTGCGCTCGGTCGCCTCGATCGAGTGCTGCTGCAGGCGTGCGGCCTCATAGGTGGGCAGCAGGCGCGAGATCGCGCCGAACACCACGATGTCCACCGTGCGCTCCGGAAAGCCGGTGGTGGTCGCGTAGTCGTCCGAGTTGTTCACCAGCGGCGTGGGGGTGGTCGAGTAGACCACCTTCATCTGCCGACCAGGGGTGACGAAGTCGAAGATCTGGATCGACTTCCCCGAAGGGAAGTCGGTGGTGGCCTGAGTGTCGGCCATCGGGTTGTAGCGCCAATTGGGCAGCGGCTGCCAGATCTTGGTGGGGCCCACCAGCTGACCCACCACATACCAGACGTCGTCCACGGCAGCGGGCAGCGGGTACTCGTAGACGGGTGCCAGCTTGGTGATCTCGGTGGAACCGAAGACCACCAGCTGCGGGTACATCGCCAGGATGGTGTCGTTGATGGCGTCCTTGAGCCGCTGGCGCGGGAACTTGGGGGCCATCGTGATCAGCACACCCGAGTTGTGCGCAGCCGCGACCGTGTTGTCACGGCCGCGCCCGTTGAGTCCTGCCATCACCTGCACGATGCCGGTGGTCCGGTCGATCGAGTTGATGAGGATCAACTCGTCCTCGATCTCCAGCGTGCCCCGGAAGACGTTCTGGTCGGTGCCGGTGTCGATGGTGAAGCTGGTGTCGGTGCTGAGCATGGACTGGGCCAGCGAGGAGTACTGCTCCTGGTCCTGGGTGAAGCCCAGGATCGCGGTGCGCACCCTGCCCATGATCTGCTCGAAGCTGGTTGCCATGCTCAGCCACCTCCCTCAGTAGCTTGCGCGGTTGCAGGTGATGAGGGCCGCGTACACCGCTCCGGTGGTTGCGGTGCCCACAGCGGTCACCGTAAGGGCTGTGGCGTTGTCGCACAGCACCCGCAGCTTGTAGGGGCCGGGGCCGTTGGTGGTGCCCACGGCGGTGGACGCATAGGGCAGCCGAGCGATGACCGTGGTCGTCCCGAACTTCACGTTCATGTTGTTGGAGTCGGTGGCGACAGCGGCCGTGCCGCTGATCGACACCCAGATCTCCACGTCCCACATGCCGACCGCAGGGGTCACGGAAGCGATGACAGTGCCAGCCGTGGGCGTAGTGACAGGCGCAGTCTGCGATGCGACCGAGGTCTGCGCGAAAAGTACTGCTCCATCAGGCATGGCTGCCTCCCCTTACTGGAAGTAACCGACGGCCGTACCCACTGCCGAGGTGCATCCGTGGAAGTTGAGCTGAAGTGTGACGGGATGCGTCCCGTCAGGTTCATGTTGTTGCTGTCGGCTGCTGCCGTGGTGGCCGTGCCGGTCACGGCCACCGACACCTGGATCTTGTAGTTGCCTGCGGCGGGAGCCGCCAGCGTGGCAACCGCAGTGCCTGCGGTGGGGGTGGCTGCGGTGGCGCTCGACGCCACCAGCGTGTTGTGGGTCGTGGGAGCGATGAAGGTGGGGGTGGCGGATGTGCCGCCATTGCCGATCAGCGTGCCGTCAGGGTTGACTGCTACGACGACCTGCTCCCCCACCTGGTTGATGACACTGACGGCCACTGGTCACCCCGGCATCGGGTCGGCTCGGCTGAAGTCTCGCCCGTAGGCGGCCCCCGCCTTGTCGGACTCGCGCATCGCGTGCACGATCTTGGGCATGGTGGTGCCGTCAGGCTGGATGCCCTCCTTGCGGACCTGCCGGTAGAGGTTGAGTTCCTTGTCCCACAGCTTCTGGGTGGTGGCGTCCCCGCCACCCTGGCCGCAGAAGGCCACCTTGGTGCCTGCGGCTCGCAGGCACTCGTGATAGCTGCCGTGGTCCTGGCTCTTGCAGCCAGACCGGCAGGCCATCAGAGGTCGTCCGCATCGCGGTAGACGCCCTGCACGTTGCTGTCGTCGCAGGAGACCACGCTGTACGGGCTGCCGCCCGCTCCACGGATCGGCACGACCTCGGCAGCCTGCGCGATGGTCAGCGCCTCATTGCCGTTGACCAGGATGGTCGCACCACCGGGTGTGCAGGGGCAGTTGTCGCTGTGCCCCGCATGCGGGCAGTCCGGGTGTGCCGCCGGGCTGTACATCTGGATGTTGAGGTCACTCATCACTTGCCGCCCTTCTTGGCGTTGCCCTTGACCTTGCTCAGGTTGGGATTCGCCTTCTTGGCCGCAGGGGATGCCTTGCGTGCACCGGCGGCCAAGATGGCCCCCGCGCGGTCCTGGCTGACGCCCTGCTTCGCGGCGACCTGCTTGCTCGCAGCCGCGAAGCCCATGCCCTTCTTAGCCGCCATGATCTCTCCTACGCGGGTACGAAGTTCGCGGAGGTGACATTCACGCCGCCCGCGATCAGGTTGGCCTTGGTGGTGTCGTCCACCGTGTACTGATGGCCGCCCTGGTAGAAGTTGGCGGCCGTAGCGATGTCGTCCTGCGTGGGAAACCGCAGGGCACGGAAGGTGCCCTGCGGTCGTTCCACGATGGAGATGCCCTGCGCCAGCTTGAGGCGGCGCAGAAGGGGGTCGTAGTTCCACTGGGGCAGCCCCTCGTCCACATGGTTGAGAGTGAAGATCCAGCTGGCCACGACCCCTCCTGTCAGCTCTTGACGATGCTGAAGTAGTTCGTGCCGTCGGACACGAACATGACCCCGTGGACCGCGCCGGAGGCGAGGACCAGGGTCGCGCCGCCATCGATGGTGCTGGTGGTCGGCGTGATGGTGACCGAGTTCGTCGTGCCGGTGGTGCGCACGAAGAAGGGCCGGCCCGACTGCCAGTCGGCACCGGCCTGCGGCACCGTGATGGTGATCGCACCACCGGACGGGTCGCAGAGCAGGACCGAGTCGTTGGTGGTCATGGTGTAAGCCGCAGCCGTGACCTTGGTGATGGTGTACGAGGTGTTGTCCATACCAGACATGCCTGGTACCTCCTATCAGCTCTGGTCGATCGTGGAGCTGGTCTCCACGCGGATGAGGGACTCCTGGCGGTAGATGCTCCAACCGGCCACGCCGTACCAGCCGATGGGCCGGAACCGCATCAGCTTGTCGGTGATGGGGCCGGGGATGACGTGGAACTCGTCCGCGCACGCCTCGGACAGCGCCTGCTGTCCGGCGAAGTAGGTGCGGAAGCGTCGCACGGTGCCACCAGCGCCAGCGTCCGCCGCGTTGAAGCAGCGGGGGGACTCGACGTAGTAGGCACCCTCGTAGGAGCCGATCTCGCCAGCCCAGATGTTGCCTGCAGCCGAGTAGTTGTGCGGATCACGCCACGCGGCAGCGCCGGTGTCGGAGCGGAGGTCGTAGGAGACCTCGGGGTGGATCGCCGCCCAGTAGAGCGAACCCTTGCGGGGCACCGCCTTGTTGGTGCGCAGCTTGACCACAGCCAGGCGACCGAGGCTGGACTTGAAGCCGTCGGTGCCGACCAGGGTGGTCGCCGTGGTGTTCACGGTCGCGTTGGTGACGTAGGTGGTCGTACCGGCCTGCAGCTGGATCAGGTTCGATCCGCCACGGATGACGTTCTGGACCACCAGGTCGACGGAGTCGGCCATGTTGTACGCCACGATGTTGGCGACGGCCGGGTCGACGTCGGTCAGCGAGAACAGGTACAGCTTGCGGGTGCGGAGCACCGGGTTGCCGTACTCGTTCAGGGTGATCGTGACGGTGGTGGGGTTACCCAGCGCCACCGAGTCAGGGTCGACGTTCTCGGTCAGGGTCGCAGTCTGCTGCGCCAGGTCCTGGAAGCGCTCCAGCACGACCGACCCACCGGGGGCGGTCTGCTGAGCAGGACGCTTGTCCGCCACCTGGCGGAACATGGGCTGCGAACGGAGAGCGAACTCGAACAGCTTGTCGTACGCGGTCTGGACCGCGTTGGACATAGCCGTGGTATCGGTATACGCGTTAGCCATGCGGGACTCACCTCCCCCTTCAGGGGGCCTCTAGACGGTCGAGGGCGAGTCAGGAGAGCATGTCGTAGTTCCAGCCATGGGCGCGAGCCACCTGCTGGAATTCCTCCGGGGTGTTGGTTGCCCGCAGCGCCGCTGCGATGGCGTCATCCCCCGACAGCACCTGCCCGTTGCCGTCCACACCGGCCGCGTTCATGCGCTGCTGAGTCTCCTGACTGTTGGTGGAGACCGTCGAAGCCGGAGCACCGCCCTGCGCAGTCTGCTGCGCGTAGGACTGAGGCTCCGTCTTGACCAGGTAGGCGGCGTTAGCCGTCAGCCAGTCCTCCACCTTGTCGGGGTCGCCGTTGTAGAGCGCTGCCGCTCCCGGGGCGTACCCCCGGGCCACCAGCTCCTGAGTCACCTTGCTCTGCCGACTCTCGGCTCGCAGAGCGTCAATCTCTGCTCGCATGTCCGCTAGCGCCTTGGAGTCCTTCTCCATCTTGTCCCGGTACCAACCGGGTGCCTTGGATGGGTCAGGCTCTTGCGTCTGCGCGGGGTCGTCCTGCGGAGGGTAACCGTTGTAGCTGAAGCCCATGTCGCTCATTCGAGCCGTCTCCCTAGTTGAGTCCGCCGCTGGCCAGCGCCCCAGATGGGGGACTGAGGCGCGCTCCAGCGATCACTGCATGTGTACAGCTTTGCCAAGTCTTTGTCTACTGCTGCTGACTTCCTGCACTGAGACCGACGTAACTTACAGCCGCAGTGTTGCCGGAGAACAACGCCTTCTCCTGGTCTTGCAGCTTCGCTGCCTTCTGCGTGACATCCACGCCGCCCACCTTCGAGCCGGGCTCGAAGACTCCCTGCTCAGCCTCGCCCTGGGTCCAGTCGGTGCCGAACCGCTGGGCGATCGCCTGCATCGGGTGGAAGGTCTCGGCCAGCTGGGCGTATCCGGCCTGCGCCTGCGAGGTGGTGACACCCTCGCGGGCGAACTGCTCGGCGAGTCCGGCCGGGGTGAAGCCGTGCTCGATGGCGGCCCCGCCGATCTGGGCGGCCTGGGCCTGGATCTGCAGAGTGGGCAGCGAGCGGGACCGGTCCAGGAAGTAGGCGGTCACCGCCCCCTGGTCGATGCCGTACATCTCCTTGAGCGCCTGCTTGACCTCATCGGGTGCCTGGGTGGTGTCGGAGACCGCAAGGTCGACGCGACCCTTCAGCTCGGTCGGCGACACGTCGCCGCCGATCCAGTTGGTGAAGTCGCTCGGCTGGTCGTAGAAGCCCTTCGGCAGTCCGGCGTCCTGCATGATCGCCCGATAGGAGGACTCGGTTGCCAGGTACTGGGCCGGGCTGAGTACGGGCAGCCCGGCCTTCAGGCGTGCCGCGTTGCCCGCGAAGCGCTGCTTGTACTCGGGGGTGTCCTGCAGCAGCAGCGTGATGGTGTCAGCGCCGTAGCCCTGCTTGATGAAGTTGAAGATGGTGGGGGCCAGGGTGCCCAGCCCATAGGAGTTGAACAGGTCCACCAGTGCCGCATAGGCGTCCCTGTTGGCCCCGGTCAGATCCTTGATGGGGTCCCCGGTGGAACCGGGCGTGCCGGGCGGGGCGGGGGGTGGAGTGGGCGAGGAGCCGGAGGTGATCGGCGGCGGATTGAAGGGACCCGGCAGGCGGGGCGGCGACACGATGGGGGCGCTCGCCCCCTTGCTGGGGCTGCCTGGGGTTGTTCCGGTCACTGCCACGGGTCCTCCTTCAGAATGCGACGCCGAAGTCCACGGCGATCTGGTGGGCTGCGGTCATGGTGGACTCGCGGGCGTTGTTGGTCTTGGCCCACAGCGGGTCGGCCCGTACGTCATTCTCCAGCTGCCACAGCGGATACTGCGAACCGGGCAGGCCGTTGGTCGGCAGCGGAGCCTGCATCGCCTTGGAGATGTACTTGTTGGTCAGGTCCACCGATCCCTGCGGGATCTCCAGCAGGGTGGAGACGGCCTGGACGTAGGGGGCCGCCAGGTCCAGGACGTTCTGCCCGGCCAGGATCTGCGGGGCATAGGCCGCGTACTTCGCGGCAGCACCCTGCCGCATCTGGGCGATCACCGAGTCGATGGTGGAGCTGCCGCCCTCGATGGCGCGCACCGCATTGAGGTACCAGGCGGAGGAGCCGTTGCCGCCATTGGCGTAGGCGTAGGTGTGCAGCTTGTCGAAGTCGATCCCGGCCTGCCCCGAGAGCAGGCCGCCATGGAAGTTGACGGCAGCGCCCAGCCAACTGCTGACCCGGGCATCGCTCCAGCCGTCCTGGAGGATGTGCATGGCGGCAGCCTGCAGTGTCGGGTCCATCTTGCCGATGCCCGCGCCCTTGGCCGTCAGATTGCCGAAGCCCACCGTCACCGCCAGGGCGTTGGCGTGCATGACGGTCTCGACCCACTTCTGGCTGAAGGTCGCCGGGTCGGTGTACTTCAGCGTCAGGTACTGGCGCATGGTGTCGGAGTTCTTCGCCCACCAGCTGGTGTTCTTCAGGTGGGCCAGGAAGACGTCAGGGGTCCACTGGCCGGTGACGGCCTGGGAGAAGAGGGACTTGAGGCCCTTGTCCGAGTTGATCAGGTTGGCCGACAGGCCGTACATCGCGGCCAGGGTGGTGGGGTCGAGCACTGGTGTGGTCACGGCTGGGGCCGCCCCTCCTCCGGTCGTCGTGGTGGTCGTGGTCGTGGCGTTGACCGGTGCGCCACCGACCCGGCCCAGCACCTCATTGACATAGGTAGAGACCGGCGGATTGCCGTACCCCTTGGTGGGGTCCGGCTGGCCGGAGTACCACATGGCTGCGGCACCGGCCGCTCCGTAGGAGCGGAAGTATCCGCCCAGGATGCCATTGGCGATGGCCTCCTGAATCGAGGGACTGGACAGGAACTGCGAGACGCTGACCGAGTAGCCGAGCACCTGGCGCGACCAGGAGGGCAGGTTGGACGGCATGATCTGGTACTTGCCCAGCGCACCGGAGCCGGAGTTGACCGAACCGTAGTTGCCCCCCGACTCCTGCTGGCCGATGGCCCAGAGGAACTGGGCCAGCGTGATCGCCACTAGCCGCCCACCCCCATGTTCTGCAGCACCTGCTTGGCCGTGGTCATCGTGCTGCCGATGGCGGCGGGGGTGGAGTTCCACCCCTTCTGGCTGCGCACCAGCTGCTGGAAGTCGGTGAGTGTCATCGGGGCGGGCTTGCCGTCAGGGCCCATCTTGTTGATGGCCTGCTTGATCAGCGGAGTGTTGACCGACAGCGACTTCGGGTCGAGGTTCAACTCCTGCGCCATCATCTGCACGTAGGGGTCGGCCAGATCCTTGACCGAGGCCCCGGCCTGGAGCTGCTGCGAGAAAGCCGGGAAGGCCCCTGCTGCGGTCTGCCGGATGTGGCTGAGCACTCCGGTCAGGTCGCTGACTCCCTGGGCGATGTAGGCCGCATAGGTCTTGATCGTGGCATCCGACAGGCTGACGCCCATGTCGTAGGCGTAGGAGCGGACCTGGTTGTAGACCTGGCCCGCCTGGCCACCGATGACGTGCTGCTTGTTGAAGTCGACGAACTGGCCCAGGAAGTTCTGGATCTGCTCCTTGCCCCAGCCATAGGTGATGATGTTGGTCGCCAGCTTCTGCTGCTGCGCGGTCGTCAGGATCGCACCCATCTGGTTGGCCGACTGCTGCACGGCGGCCCTGGCCGCCC